TGTTCTCTGTTCGCCCCACCAGTTTTCGCCAATATCGCCATCGATACGCAGTTCGTATTCGTCGGTAGCCAGCGCGGTAATTTTGGCCCAGTTGCCATTGTTGGCCAGCCCGGCGGTTTTTTTGCCTTCCGGGGTGAGGCGCTCTTTTAGCTGCCGGGCATCGATAGATCGACCGGCACCGAGCACCACCCCGGCCCGCAGGCGCTTTACCGTGGCGCGTGCCATTGGCACTTCAGCCAGCGCCGGCAGTTCAGCCAGCGGCGCGCGGGCCGTGCTGCCACGGGCGGCGCGGCCGGGCTGTTGGGCGCGAGGGGTAACGCTGTGCGGTGCTGGCATGCGGCAGCCTGTGGCTTGGCAGAATGTTGTTGCTTATTCTTAACCGCGTGGCTGTTGCAGGGTTAGGCGGAAACTGCGACTGATTTTTTGCGGGGCGTTGGCTTGGGTTTAGCCTTTTGTTTAGCGGTGTGCTTGGAATTTGGCTTGGCACGCGCTTTGGTGCTCGCCTTCGCGGCTGTTTTTGCGGCGGGCTGAGTGGTGGCCGCGTCGCTGCTGAAGGTTAAATTGCGTTCGGCTACTTTCTTGCGCCAGTCGCCAATTTGGTCCAACACATCGGCCGGGTTGCCGCCGCGCTTGCGTATCACTTCTACTTCGCTGGCAAAGCCGGCTTTAACGAGGGTTTCCCAGGCGCGCGCTTCTTTCCATGGATCAATCCACGGCATCGACTGGCCCACGAATAGGGCATCGTCGGCGCTGTAGGGTTTTACATCGTTGGGGGTGGGCACTACGCCGGATACATCGGCGATGCGCACAAAGTTTTCCCAAGTGGGCTGCAGGAATTGGCCCACAAATTCGTCGGTTAGCGTGGCGTAGTGCACCCACTGCTCTACCATTTCTTGGCGCTGGGCGGAGTAGGTGCCGTTGTAGTCGCGCGCGATGCTGCTGTAGCTGGCCCCCACGCCGGCGGCCACGGCGCGCAGCTGGCCTTGGCGGAACGTAACTACGTTGGGATTGGGGCGTTTGGAATCGATCATGCCGATTTCTTCGCCGAGCCCTAAATTATCGATAATGGTGCCCGGCTCTAACGCGAGTTCGCGTTCTTCGGCTACGGCTTCGCCTTCATCGTTTACCGTTGGGGTGTACATATCGGGCGTGCCTTTGCGCACAAACGCGGTGAGCATGGCGGCAATTTTGGCCGCGACGCGCTCGCTTTCTTCGTAGTCTTTTATATCTTCCAGGCGGGTGATTGCGGCCGCAAATTCAGAAATGCCACGCAGCTGGCCGAAGCGATCTAGCTGCGCCAGCTGCAGCACGCGCTCGGCCGGTATGCGTTTGGTGTTTTGCAGCAGCGCGGCGTTAAAGTATTCGCCGGGCGGGTTGCGGAATACGTGCAGGCCGGTGGTGCGGCCCCAGGCATTCCGTTCTATGCCCTGGCGAATATTGCGCGCTTCGTCGTTTAAATCGAGCGGCACCATGTCGGCTTCGAACACTTCGAGGCTGTACGGCACGCGGGTGCCGTGCAGCAGGTGCGGCACGGGGCCAATGAGCTGTTGGGCGAATACTTCGCCGTCGCGTATCCAGCTGTTGGCGGCCATGCGCTGCAGCGCGGCAAAGGTGTGGCGGTGGCTTACTTCCGGCTTGCGCTGCCAATCGCGGTAAGCATCGAGCAGCGCGGCGGCGTACTCGGTGTGAATGCTGCCATCGAGCCGGCGCGGCTGGGGCTCTATGCCGATGCCTTTGGGGCCAATGACGTTGTTAACCACGGTGCGCAGAATGCCGCGCGCTACATCGTGGTTTTGTTCCAAATGCCGCGCCTGGGTGCGCAGTGCGGCCGCGCCCTGCTGCACTTGTACGTTAGGGTGGCGGCTGTCGGTGCGAAATTTGCGGTGCCGGCTAGGTTTGGCAGCCTCGTAGTACGCCAGCGCTTTGCGCGCGCCCTTGCGCTTGAGCTGCCGCTCGGGATCTACCCAGGCTACCACAGCATCGATAGTGTTTTCGGGGTTCAAGGCGCGGGCGATGGTTTGGCTACTGGCTACCGCGCCGGCTACATTGCCGGCCAGCGCGGCGAATTTATCCAGGCGGCTCATGGGCGGCCGTTCAGCTGGGCGTGGCGTACCCGCAAGCCGCCCAACGTGGGCACGCCGGCGCGGTGGCCTTGCTCGGCTAATGCGCGGGCTTCCCACTCCTGGCGGCCTTTGCGAATTTCTTGCAAATCTTCACGGCGAAGTTCGCGGCCGTTAATGCGGGCCTCTTTGCCCAGTAAAACGGCGGCCTCGGCGGCGAGGTATTGGGCCAGCATGTCGGTAGCTATAGTCATTAGCAGAGGCGCGGCGAATGTTGCGCCACACTACAACGCTCCGATGTTGCAGGAGTAGGGAGGCTTTGCGATTGGTTAGCGCGCCGGCGCTACGGCGTAGTGCCGCTAGCGTTAAACGTGGTGCATACCGGGGCTGCCCGCCTTCAGATACCCACACAGCGCAACCAGCGGCCCACCCGCCGGCGGCTTTTCGGGCGACCAGGCCACCGAGCAGTTGTGCACATACCGGCCCTGAGTCCACCCGGCGGTAATTACCCGGTTACCGTTCGGCTGGGTACTCATGATGACATGCGGCCCCACTTTGCCGTGCCGCTGCTCTATCGAGTCGAGCAGTTGCCATATTCTTAAATTATTGTCCACTTTGGCGCTCATTGTCGACATATACCCCGTGTCGCATATGTGGTGGATTCAGGATGTTTTAGGACATGGGGTATATGTCATTGTTATATTCAATTCCCGCCATCGCGGCTTTCTTTTAGGTTTAAAAGCGCCAGCTCAACTAGAGCGCTTTGGCTCTCTGGCTGCTGATTAACCCAGTCTGCCGTATCCACGCCAACACGTACCGTGATAGCTCTACGCGTTTTAGCGCAAGGCTTTCGCCCTGCGCCTTCGCGCTTTCCGCCTCGATTATCCTTTTTTACAAAGTTGCTCATGTGCTGCCTTGGCTTTGGTCTGGTCAATTGATTTGATGCCGCCAAACTGCCAGAGCGCATAAAGGCCGGTTTTTTTATAGCGGATCAAAACACCTTCTGGATTTCCCTCGCCGTACGCTAACATTGCTAATTTTTCAGCCGTTGAAGGGATAGGCATGCTGCCCGTAATCCCTTGGTACCACGCCCCCGATAGAGGGCTTAATTTTATTCTTGATCGTTTATAGTTAGCCATTATTGAGCAGCCAAGAATTCTTCAGGGGTCACGGTATCGCAAGACTTAATTTTGCTGTCGCTATACCATTGCTGTACCTCAACTTTAAACGCTCGACCCCCTAATTCTTCGGCTTTTTTAACTGCGGCCGCTGCGTAATCATTTGTGTTTGCATCGGAAAATACAAAAACTGAGTTGGTGCCGGTTTTTTTGTCGAAGTGAACACGGATGGTATTAATCATTTTCTTTTCCTACCCCTGATTCCGCGAGGTGCCGGTTGGGCTAATCACCCTATGCCTTTAATATTACGCGTCTTTATTGATAAATGCAAGCATTATTCAATATTAAATCTAACAACAGAATGCAGTTGCCACCCTTTCCACTACCGCTTAGCGTCCGTTTCAAGTGCGCGAACTGATTCAACAGTTAGTTGCCTCGTTTAACTGGCGCGCATGCCATTATAAAAAACACCAACAGCAGCGCCAAGGCAAGAACCGTATCAAACGGGCTTGCGCTAATTTCTCCGCAACTACCCTCGCCACCGGTAATGCCGAGCATGAAAGCCATAAACGCAACGCCAAGCACTGGATAAATTGCGTTCGCTATTGCCTTTAGCTTTTCCATTCCATCCATCCCGCAACCGTTCCGGCTGCTCATTTATGTGTTCCGCTACTGCTTAGCAGAAGCTAGTTTGCTTGCTCATTGCACGGCGCTGAATCGCTTACATAGTTCTCATAGCGAATTAGCGCAGCTTTTAGAAAGCCACGAACTTCGTCAACGCTCGGGCCGCCTAATTTCACGAACTCAGGATTTGCCAGCGCAAAAAAATAGTCGCTAGCGTGCTCTGCAACTTTCTCCAATAACTGTTTCTCGTTACTCATAAATCCTCGCTATCGCAAATATAACAACGGCTTGCAGTTGACCCCGTGAGCCAGTGCGCTTTATTAATAATTTTGGTGGGGCAACTGAACCCACAGTTAAGTGTCAGCCCACCATTGAGCCAACCCCTTAACATTTTCAAGCCGTTAATCCGCATTCTAGTGGGTTCGGCATTTTGTAGTGTTCGTCGCCGGTTTCCTCGGCAATTCTGTCCCACACCGGCCCGCCCACTTTCATGCCCACGCGAAGGCACATGTGGCTGCGGTTAATGGCTACTAAATCTTTTTCGGAAACCACTACTTTTCCTTCATCCTTAAAATACGCCAGCATCATTTTTAGCGTGGTTACAAATTCATCGTCAGTGAGAATCCGGCGCTCTGTTACTTCGTCGCCTTGGATGGTTTGTAGCACTCGGTAGGTGCCAGGTAGCTGATTCAGCTTTTTAGGATTCATTAGAGCTTCGAACGCTCTGATTACGTGCAAATGAAACTTGGCGCTGATCCACATGGCATAGCTGTAAACCAGCTCCTTACAGGCGTAAGTGCCTCGGTTCGGGCCGCCGTGGTGAGTTTTAAGGGCAAGCGGGTGATTCCCCGCTTGGATACCAGGCACCATATCTGGTGCTTGCTCTATTTCTGCTATGAGCTCTTGAGTTTGCACGAGCCTCGCCCACTCGCGAGGTGATTTGCTCTTACTGGTGCCGCTGGCTCTGTGTAAGTCGTTCAGGCAGTACAGCCCTTCGATTACGCGAATTTCTTTTGAGTCGATGATTAGTGTTTGCATGGTGTTGCCCTCGGTAAACTTAATTTACCGCCACCGTGAACGTCAAATAAGGTGGCGGATGTCACAGAGTTGACGTTACGGTACCGAGGGAACCGCGCTCCGAAGAGCCTCCATGACACCCACCATTGAACTTTGTAGGCACAAAAAAAGCGCATCGAATGAGCGCCTAGCGCTCGGTTTATCGGAACGTCAACTCCGGCTAGTGAATTTGCACCAGCCCGCGCAGCATAATCCAAAGCGCTGCTCACTTGCAACTTACCTCTAACATTTGCATGAATATTGACACTGGCTACGCCAGCGCTACGCAGCCACGCCCCTGGCACGTATAGCCGCCGCTACTTCTCGGCGGATGGTGTCGTAAAGGCTGCCTTTTACCCAATCGCGGGTTTGCGGTAGCCCTTCGGCCACTTTGGCGCAGGCTTCGCGTTCGGCTTCAATGGCTTGTTCGGCTGTGGTTTGATGGGTCATTCGGATTCTCCTGCTTCGGTTTTGCCGGGCGGCTCGCTTAGTTTTCTTACGAGCGGCCGCATTTTGCTGTGGGCTTTGTCGATATGGCTCCATAGTTGGGCGGCGACGGTTTCGGCTTGGTGGGCGCGGGCGCGTAGGGTTAGTACGGCATCCAGGGTGGTGGTGGCCGCCGGGGCGTTTATAGCCTGGCGTATGGCGGCGAGTTCTTTTTCGGCTTTGTCCCACGGGGTTTCGAGGTTATTTAGCCAGCTGCGGCCGGGTGGGTTGGGGGTGTTTTTCACGATAGCGGTACCCTTTCTTTTAGGGCTTTGGCTTCCAGCGCCATTACGGCCCGGCGCTGGGTTTTTACGGCGGCGCGGGCGCTTTCCAGTTTTTCGGTCAGTTGGCTCACCCGGGCTTGCGCCCGGGCGTATTGGCTTTGGGCCGTTTGGTATTGCTGCGGCAGTTGGCGGCCTAGCTCGGCGCGCTCTATGGCGCGGCGTTTGCATTGGCTTTGTAGTGCGTGGCGTATTTCT